AGCAACAGACACGCAAACGGCTGTACCAGCGCCAGGGTGGCGATATGCAATTAATAACCCTGATGAAACAACCAGAAATGTCGATTGGGACATTGATGGTATTACAGAAACCAATTTTGAGGGCGCAGCAGATTGGAACCCGAAAATGATTGCTGTTCATGATTTGGTAAACACTAAGGTGCTTGCTGCAACAGGCCATGAAAGTATGCGCGGCTGGAACGGAATAGGTGGTGGATTTACAGGTAAAAACAATGGTTGGAGAGTGCCACACGATCAAAGCGAAAGCCAAGATATTGCTATTATGGAAAACGCCAGTAGCGCACACTGGAAATGGAAAGTAGATTCAAGCACTCAAAATTATAAAATATTTAGTAGTGCAGCAAGCCGCTATGATCCTAAAGATCATCAAAAGGCGTTACATTTTGCGGCAACCTACATCAGAAGCCCTAGTAATTTTGCCAAACAACATGCTAGGGGCGCGTTTGTAGAATTTATGGTTTGGGGTGAAGGGGAAACCAATAAAACTTGGGAAGTAGCACAAAAGAACGCGATAGACGCACATGCCGCTAGATATCATTTAGCCTGTACTATTCCGGTACAAAATGTCAACTTTTCCATACAGATACCGTCACCCGGATTGCAAACAATATATGCAATTACGGAACAGTTCCTTGATTTGGAAACTGGCGGTGTTGAGCCTGAAGATTTTGGCACTTATAGCGAAGGCAAAGGGGAAACTTCCAGCACTGAAAGGCTGCATCACGATTTTACGTTTAGAACCCCAGATGCAGGATTAAGAATTTATATGTATCGTTGTGGCAATTTTTTAGTTTGTGTCAACATGTGTGATATGCCCAGCGAATACAGGAGTAGTAAATATTATAGGCCTCCATCGCATAGCGCACCATTAGCTTCAAGACCAAATCATGACCAAATTAAACCCGCTGATTGGGCCGCGTTAGAAACAAAAGGAATATTGGCAAGCGACGAATATTTAAGAAAAATAGATGCGACTACCTATGTAAATAATCTTGCTACAGCGTATTTACAAAGCCAAGCACCAACCATCTGGGGGCCAGATAATCCAAAAGGTTCATTTTCTTATGGGCCAAAACAGGCAACGCCATTCGATGATATTGCTACTCCTTTATCAGAGTTGGATTTAGTTATGCACGATGATGACTGGAATGATGGATCGGATGTATCCAGAGATGAAATTCTTGATTTGCCTCCTTACACAGCGTATTTCCTAGAAATTTACAAACTTGATGAATAATGGCTGTTACAAAAACTGAAGAATGGTCTGCGATGGCTAACGGGACAGAGCCTAACGGAGTTACGCCTGTAGGTAGTGGTGATAACAAGATGCTGGTCAATATCATCTTGCGGGAAAGAGGCACTGATTTTACGGTATCAACTTTTACCGTTGGAGGAATAGCTTACGATTACAGCGGTGAAGTCAGGTTAGATTCGACACCGGACTTAATTATAAAAGCTTTTTTCTGGAATGATGCTTCTATTGAAGCAATGCCAACGGGTACGATAGATTACACAGACGATGAAGGCGGATTAAAAATAGGATGGTCATTTGCTACTTTTGCTAATACCAGACAACAAGCCCCGATTGTAGCCTCCGACACAACAGCGTCAGGAACCTATGTAGATATAACGTCTACAAGCACCTCTAATGATATGTTAATCGGTGCATTAATTGATAAATCAGCTAATCGTGATCCTTTTGATTACGATACTTTAACCGAAAGAACAGAATATGGCCTAAGTGATTTTGCTATCGGAATAGCTGATGGAAGCGGGGGAGACTCTACTACTCGTTTATCTAATGATGGGACGACTTCTGCTTTAGCGGGTATGGTGATAACTTTAAAAGGATTTGCAACATCTTTAACTGATTCGGCGGGTCGCGGTGTAATGCGTGGCGTGTCAAGAGGAATAATGTAGTGGAAATAAATCGAACATATGGGATTGCGACAACAGTTTACTTTCCTTTGGTAGACTTTGGAGCGACAGATTTTGAAGCAACTCCGGTTACTTTTGCTACCGGAGATACAACGATATCCAAAGACGGCGGTACGTTTACAAACTCAACAAACAATCCTTCACACGAAGGCAAAGGAATTTATTCTTTAGCCTTGACGTTAGCAGAAATGCAAGCAAGCGTTATAGCGATTGCAGTAGTAGACCAGACAGGAACAAAGTTATGGGAAGACCAAGCGATATTAATTAATACAGGACTGGGTGCATGGGTTGAGGGCAACCAGAGTATTATTATAGGTGAGGTTGATACTGCTACTTTTACTTCCACTACGACGGCATTTGAGGCTTACAGGTTAAGCCCTAACGATGCAGAAGAGGCGACGGCTGATCATTATAATTCCAGGTTGATTACATTTACCAGCGGAGCTTTGCTAGGCCAGCAAACCTCTATTTCCGATTACGTTCAAGCAAACTCAAAGGAGAAGTTCACAGTAACGACTCTCACCGAAGCTCCGGCTGATGGTGTCAGATTTATTGTGACTTAATATTATGGCAACTACCTGTTTAACAAATAATTTTCGTAGGGATATTTTAAATGGCGTTATCGATGTTGGGGATGACACCATTAAAATGGCTCTGTATGCCGGACAATCCCACAACCAGAATACAACTGCTTACACCACCACAGGGGAAGCGTCTGGTACTAATTATACCGCAAAGGGTAATACGCTATCTGGAGCTACCCAAGCTACCGATACATCCAATCATGTGAGTCATTACGACTTTAATGATACGTCATGGTCTAGTGCTACGATTACTGCTGATTCCTGTTTAATCTATTCAGATACAGTCACCTCACCAACGGCTGATGTTTCAATATATGTCGGGGACTTTGGAGGTTCCAAGAGTAGTAGTTCGGGGACATTTTCCGTCGTTTTTCCCGCAGCAGCCTATAACACCTCAATTATTAGAATTGCGTAGTTTAGGCAAATATACTTGCGGCACTCACCAGCCAGGTTTTATCACAAGTCATTTACAAGGAAGGACGGTAGAGTCTTTGCTTATTGATGGCACTTGGTTAATTATCCGTTTTACTGATGGGCATGAGGCAAAAATAGGCTGGCAGGATAAATCAGGCAATCAATTATCTGGTGAGCCTTTTTTAGAAAATATGGATGTAAAAATCGCCGTAATTGGCGCAAGTTTAACAGGTAAAGCGTAATGGCAGTTTCCAGAGTAGGCAGTTGGGCATCGATGACCACCGGAAGCGAACCGAGTGGTACTGTAACTATCGGTTCAGGCAGTAATCGAATGTTGCTATTTGTCATGTTCAGGGAAAGGGGTACTGATTGGAGCGTTACCACGTTTACCATAGGGGGGCAAACATTCTCTTATTATGGCAACGCCTACCTTAATGCTTCGCCAGACTTATTCGCCCGTGTTTGGATTTGGAATGAGTCTAAAATAGCCGCAATGTCCGGAAATACAATTTCTTATTCGGACGACACCACAGGAGCGAAAATCTCTTGGTCATCTGCAACCTTTCAGGATTGTGAACAGGCAGAACCAGACATTTCGACAGGAACAGTCACAACGGGAACTTATATCGATCTGGATGCTGAAAGCGCGACTAGTGACGATGAATTAATTTGCGGGGTCGTTGATAAGTCTAATAATCGCGAGCCTTTTTCGTACACCGGAGGGCTATCAGAACAAGTCGATTATGATGCAGCAGATTTTGCCAATTCTATAGGTGATGGTAATGGTGGCGGAGCCGATCCAATTCGGGTCAGCAATGATGGAACAAATTCAAATATGGCGGCACTTTTAGTTATTTTGACCGCAGCAGCAGAAGATACAATTAAACGTGCGGGACAATTAGCCTGTATGGGAGTAGGAAGATAATGGGAAGACCAACAAAAGCGAAAGCAGTCAGGAGGGAGGCTTTAAGGGAAGAATTAAAGGCAAGGGAATATCTTCGCCAGTTAGATATAGTTGATGGAGAATTATCCGATAACTGGAATAGTCTGTCCTCCGAAAATATTGCGGCTTTACGATTAAAAGTAGATTTAAACCTTAAAAGATTGTTAAAAGTATTGCCTGATCTGAAAAGCATAGAACACTCTGGTGATGAAAGTGAACCGATGCAGGTTGTTATTAAACATTTTTCTGAAAAGCTGGAAAAGTAAATGGCGGACGATATTACCCTAGATGCGATGACTGGCGGTTCAGTCGTTAAAACAGATGACGATGGTTCGGCGCATTGGCAATATGTAAAACTTGCTTACGGAGCCGATAACACACAGACAATAGTATCTGATAGCAACCCTCTACCTATAGATGATGCAGGGGGCTCTTTAACAGTAGATGGGACTGTTACGGCAAATCTGAGTGCAACGGATAATGCTGTTTTAGATACGATAGATGCTGTTCTAGATACAATTAAAGTAGATACAGAGGCCATTGAAACCGCTGTAGAGAAAATTGATGATATCGTGCATGTAGATGATGCAGCATTTTCATTAGGGTCATCTTCCGGCGTTATGGTTATGGGGTTTGCCGGAACCCAATCTGTAGATGCTAATGATGCGGCTGCTTTAGCCTGTGATACAGACGGCGCATTACACATATCTGATGGTGGAAATGCTATTACTGTCGATGGGACGGTGACAGCCAATTTAAGTTCTACTGATAATACGGTTCTGGATAATATTGATACCTCTTTGAATAACATTGAGGCCGCAGTATCCGGATCAGAAATGCAAGTTGATCTGGTTGGTAGTATTCCGGCTGGTTCAAATAATATAGGTGATGTTGACGTTTTAAGTATAGCGGCTGGCGATAACAATATTGGTAATGTTGATATAGCTTCTGCAATTCCTGCTGGCACTAATAATATTGGCGATGTAGATATAGCAAGTGCTTTGCCAGCAGGTGATAATAATATTGGCAATGTCGATATTGCTAGTTCTGTAAATCTAGAAGTAGTAGGCGATGTAGCTCACGACGCAGCGGCGGCTGGCAACCCTGTACAGGTTGGGGTCAGGGCTACCAATTCAGTTGAGGGGCTTACCCAGGTAGCTAATGCAGACGCTTCCTTTGTCAGTTCGGATTTAAACGGTTGTATTATTACCCGTGAACACACAACTCTTGAGGAAATTATCACCGAAAGGGTATCAAACACCAATGGAACCTCTACAGCATTTTCAAATTTCGCTGCGGCTGGCTCTGGTAAACATAATTACATTACGACTATATCTATTTATAATTCCTCTTCAACGGACGGTTATGTTGATTTCAGGGATGGAACGTCAGGATCGGTAATCTTTACGGCTCCCGCACCTCAAACGGGCGGCTCAGTCATAACTTTTCCCGTTCCTTTAAAGTTTGCGGCTAATACAGCCGTAGCTTTCGACGTTTCTGGAGCTTTATCTACAGTTTACATTTCTGTGGTTGGCTTCCAAGCGCAAGGCTAAATTCTTTTAATTAACAGGGAGGCTTTGAGGCGTGAGCCTCTTGCTTTTATTTAAACCTAGTACGTCGAAACCTCCTAAGCTGAGGCCGTTAGGCTTCAATCAAAGGGGGCCGCGTACAGAGAGTTTAGACGATAGCGCAACCCTTACAGGGGCTAATGCTCCAGCCCTCTCTGGTAACATCACGGCTGATGTTGCTGGTGACAAGCAATTTACCGCATTAGGTTTTACCCAACAGGAAAGAACCTTTGATGTTAAAGGGGTTGGTGAATCCCAAGTAGAGCTTGTTGGTGCGCAAGCCAATGCACAAGGAGAAGAATTAGAAGGCGTTAGCGTATTTATTACGCTAGGCGGTGCAGAAGCATCAGCGGATGCTGGTGTAACAGGCATTAAAAAACAGCAAGGCCGTCCCAGCCCTTCTGTTACAACAAAAAAAGGCAAACGCCCTCGATACATTATTGAGGTCGATGGTGAGTTTGTCGAGGTATCTTCTCCGTATGCGGCTGAAGATATATTTAATAAAATACGCGAAGCAGCCAAAGAAGCTGCCGAGCAATCGACAGAGCCAACCAAAGTTATTCCAAAGGTTTCTGTCAAGCTCTCTAACGGAAAAGAAACAAAATCCAAGCGGATTGCTAAGTCTGTAGAGGAAATACAGGCTGAAATTAATGAAATTTACAGAGCAGCAAATGATCGAATACGAGTCGATCAGGAAATTGCACAGTTACTTAATATTAAACTCCAGCAGGAGCAGTTACAGGATGAAGAAGACGTTTTAATGACCATTCTTCTGGATTAAGGATAAAATATGCCTGATATTGATAAATTAAATGCAGCTATTGATACTTTTGAAGCTAATGCGCTAGGTGGGGATAAATCTGGCGAGTTGTCTAATGAAAGATCACTGGCGATAGATGCGTTTGCTGGAAAAAATATAGAACCAGCCCCAGAGGGCAGGAGTCAGGTTATTGACTGGACTGTATTTGAAACAATTCAATGGGTATTGCCGAGCCTGACAAGAATTTTTGCTAATGGCGATAACGTCGTAGAGTTGTCTCCATTTGGCCCAGAAGATGAAGACGCAGCGAAACAGGAAACTGATTACCTTAATTATTTAGTTACGCAAAAAAATAACTGGTTTTTAACTTGCTTAACTTGGTTCCAAGATGCTTTGTTAACCAAAAATGCTTATTGCATGGCGTTTATGGAAGAAAAGATAAAAACTGAAAAGCAGATATACAAAGAACAGAGCGATCAAGCATTAGCTTTATTATTACAGGATGGTGCAGAGGTTATAGAGGCTGATACCTATCCTGATCCTAATGCCCAGCCACAAATGACACAAGACCCAATGACGGGGATGCCCGTACAAATGCCGCCTCCGAATTTACATGATGTAGTTATCAGGAAAACAACACCTAGCAAACGATTAGCTTTTAAGGTATTACCCCCAGAGAATGTATTAGTAGGTGAAGATACGCCAGATTTTACAACTGAAAATTGTAATTATTTTGAATATTTTGAAGATGTCACCATTTCTGATTTAAGGTGTTTGGGCTTTGAAATTGAAGATGATATAGCTTCTGACCGTAGTAATAATGATACTGTTGATAATGCGAGATCACAATACAATGAAGACCTTGACAGAGGCGATCCACCAGACCCGTCAATGCGTATTGTTAGAGCCAGAACAATATTTATTAGGCATGATTATGATGAAGACGGAATGGCAGAGCTACAAAAGGTTGTCCGA